TACGCCTGCACAACTCTCACCCCCCTGCGTGTTCTTGATTCGTTCTAGTTCTGGCTAAAGAGGTACGAGTAGGAAAGAGGTAAACGCCCAGACCAAATTTTTCCTTGTGGACAAGTAGGTTGCGCCCCGCGAATGCGGCAAAACTGAAGAGGAAATATATAGGGGGTTTAGAAATGCGAATTGCAGTATCGGCGTTGGCCTGCCTCATGCTGGCGGGCTGTGGGGGCGCAACGTCTGACGATCATGAGAACGCTGTTGAGCAACCGGCTCCGGTCAAGGAATCGACGGCGAGCGATGTGTTCAAACAGTTCAAGACTGCCGGGTTGCCGGTGGCGGATGTGAAGCTCGTCACCGAGTCGAGCGATGATAATCATCTGCTGGGTCGCCCAAACCAGTATATCAGCAAGGTCTTTTTCTTCGATACCCGTCATCCGAAGGCTGACGGTGAAGATAGCGAAAACACGATCGAGGTTTTCGCCACCGAAGACGACGCCAAGGCCCGGCATGATTACATTCAGAACGTGACCAAAGATGTCCCGATGCTGCTGCAATATCAGCTGCTGAATGGCAAAACGCTGGTGCGCCTATCGAAAGCGGTGCTGCCTTCAGAGGTGGAAGGCTACAAGAAAGCGATTGGCATCACGAAATAGGCTGGTGAATTATTGTAGATGCAAAAACCTCTTGCATAAGCACGTTTCTGCATCTACATAAACTTACATGGAAATCGAGTTCGACCCCGCCAAGGATGCCGCCAACATTGCAAAGCACGGCATCTCGCTATCGCGGGCCGCCGATCTCGAATTGCTGGCCTATGTCGACGACAGCCGTTTCGAGGAACCGCGGTTCCGCCTATATGGACTGATTGACGGCATTGCCTATTGCGTCGCCGGGACAGAGCGGGGCGGAAAGGTCCGCGTCATCAGTCTGCGGCGCGCCCATGGAAAGGAGATGAAGCGCCATGTCTAAGGAAAAGCCCGTCATTTTCGATGACGATAATCCCGAATGGACCGAAGCCGATTTCGCCCGCGCCAAGCGTGGCGACGACATTCCGGCCGCGATCCGGGCGGCTTTCCCCAAGTCGAAGGGCGGGCGTCCCGCCGGTTCGAACAAGGAACAGGTATCGCTGCGGATCGACAAGGATGTGCTGGAACGGTTTCGCGCAGGCGGGCCGGGCTGGCAGTCGCGGATGAATGAGGCGCTGCGTAAGGCTGTTGCCTGATTCCCATGCTTCGGTTTCTCTCGCGCCTGTGGAATTACAAAAGTGACAGCCTGTGGATTTGGGTTCCGATCTGGATTTTCGGCTTTCTGGTGTTCGGATGCTTCCTGATTTGATCAGGGCGCCGTCTCCATCTTCACATCGGTAGTGAACCCACCCGCCTTGTCGAGCCGGTGCGTCACTTCCGCGATCAGCCATGTGGTCGCGTCGATCTCATCCTTGTAGCCGCTCGCTTTCACGCGGGCTTCGGGGATGGCGTCGGCGCGGCCCAGCGCCAGCTTCATGTCGAAGGTGGCCGGGGCGCGCTTCATGCGGTCGCGCTCCGCAAGCGCGGCGCGCTTGGCCGCCGCCTCGCTGGGGAAAATTTTCCGTAGCTTTTTCGCGCCATCTTCCTTGCCCACCGTGAATGTCTGGCGCTTCGCCGCCTTCCTGTCGTGCCAGCTGGCGGTGACGCCTTCCTGACCGTCCCGCTTTTGCCGCTGCCAGTTATGCCGGTCGCCATCGCGACGGCGGATCGTCAGGGTCGGCATGGCTCTGCCGCTGGGCGTGGTGCCCGCGCCTTTGCGCGAAAAGATCAGGTGCTTGTCTTTGATGGTCGCAACGGCGTCGTGCTCGCTCCCCAGACGCCGCAGGAAGGCGATGTCGCTTTCCCGGCTCTGACTGACCGTAGGCAGGGCGATGGCCGCCAGATCGGCCGCAACCTTGAGCGTCAGGCCATTGCGGCCCGCGACGTCGCGCAGCACCGCGCCCAGCGTCGTGTTCTTCCAGCTCTGCTGGCGGCGGTTTCGGATCGCGCTGGTGAAGTCGGCGGCGCGGGCCTTGATGGTGATCTGGTCGGGTGGGCCGCTGTGCGACACATCGTCCACCTTGAAACTGCCCTTGTCGATCAGGCCCACCGCGACATCGCGGCCCTGTTTCCAGCCCAACTGCACCTTGAGGACCGCGCCTTCCTTCGGGATCGCCAGTTTCCCGTCCGCGTCGTTCAGCACTATGTCCAACTGGTCAGCTTCATCGCCGCGCTTTTCGGACAGGGACAGGGAGACGAGACGCGGGCGCAGCCGGTCGGATAGATCGATGCCGTCCATCGTGACGCGCCAGTCCGCGATATTGTTGATCTTCTCTGTCATGCCGGTTCCTGGCTGTTGTTCGCCGGGGCCGGATCATCCACGCGCAACAGATCGATGCCGAAGTCGATGCGACGGGCGCGGCCATCGGCCATCAGGAAGGCATGGCGCTCATCGATCGCGGTGATGACATAGTTGCCGTAGACCGTGCCGGTGCCATCGACCAGCGGCAGCGCCTCGCCCTCGTCCGCCATGCTGCGCAGGTCATCGAGCGAGACGCGCCCGTCGGCGATCTCCGCATAGGTCGCGCCGGAAAGGCTGATCGTCTCATCACCGGGGCCAGTGAATTGTGTCGCGTCGCGCGCGCCGACGCGGGGCGAGCGGGCATGTTGCCAGTCCGATTTCCGCTGCATTTCATCATAGGGCAGGGTTCCGATTTCGAACAGGAACATGCCCAGCGCCATCAAGTGCATATGCCTTCCCCCTTAATTGTCGCCAAAGCCGCGACCGCGCCGCTCTCGCTCGATCTTCTCGATCGCTTCGCGGACCTGATCGGCGATGTCCTGTCCCTGCGCGCCGCCGGTGACAGTGACCTGAATGGTGTAATGGTTCTGCACGGCAGCGGGCGCGGCTCCCCCCGCGCCGCCGGTGCCTTGTGCCGCTGCGGGCGATGCGGCGGCAATGGCGGTGCCGACAGCGCCCACGCTAAGGGCACGGGTCATCTGGCCCGACAGCTCGCTGATGCGCGACAGCGGGCCGGACGTATTGGCGGCAAGGCCTTGATCGAGGCCGCCCATGACGTGGCCGCCGATTTCCGCAAAAACTCGTGATGGAGAATGGATGCCCAACAGCTTGCGGACGCCATCGGGCAACATGGTGCCGATCCGAGAAATGATGGCCGTCAAGTTCGGAAACATGGCCGTTATGCCGTTAATCAAACCTTGGATCAGGTCGCGGCCAATCTGTCCAAAGTCGAGCGAACGAAACCAGTTCATTGCGCTCGTCACGCGAGCGGCGATGCTATCCCAAATGCCTGAAAACCAGCCTGTGATGCCGTCCCAATTGGCATAGATAAGATAGGCAGCAGCTGCCAATGCGCCAATGCCGATAACGATTCCTGCGGCGATCCCGATCAGCGGCAGCAAGCCGATGCCGAGCAGGGTGGCCGCCGCCGATAGAGCAGCGAACGGCGCGACAAGGGCGGCCAGCACGATAGCACCGCCGCCAACGACGATGAATAGCGCGGCCAGCACCCCGGCGGCGACAGCTGCAGCCCGCGTGAGGTTCGGGTGACGCTCTGCAACGGCGGCGATGCTAGATCCCCATTGCGAGAAACGGTCGGAAATGTCGCCAACTAGCGGACGCAGCTGGTCGCCAACGGTGGTCGCCAGCCCCTTCGCCTGAATGCGCGCACGCTTCAACTTCTCGGCAGCATCGCTCATTCGGTCGGCAAAGTCTGTGTTGACAGTGCCAGTGGCGGCCAGCGCATCGGCCCGGATGCTCTGATATTCGTCGAAGGCAGACATGAGCGGGCGCAGTGCCTGCTGGACCTGCATGTCGCCAAACAGGCTGGAAAGTTTTGCCTGATCGCCGCCGGTGGCCTTTTGAGTCAGCCGCACAATTTCTTCGATCGGGCTGCGACCTTCCGTCGCGGCCTTCTTCATCGCGGCAGGCACGTCGATGCCAAACTTGGCGAAATTCTTGATCGTGTCGCCCGCATTGATCTTGGACAGCAGGTTTTGCAGGTTGGTGGCGGCCCCGGAGGCGTCGCCCGCGCCCTTGCGCGTGATCTGCAGGGCGGCAGCGAGATCCGCGACAGCGGGGATGCCCTTGGAACCGAGGCTCTGCATGTTCGCCGTCAGTTCCGGAAAATACTGCGCCATATCCTTGACTTCGAACGCGCCGCTCTTGCCTGCCTGCGCCATGACGTCGAGCGCCTTTGCGGTCTGCTGTATCGGCACTTTGAGGTTGTCGTGGGCGGAGAAGGTCGCTTTGCCCAGATCGTCAATTTCCGCCTTATAGGCTGTGGCAGCGCGCCCGATCGGCGTCATCATATCCACGGCTTCGCGGGCGCCGAGACCAAAGCCTGTCAGGGTGTCGACGCCCTTCTGCAGATCCGCTGGGAACTGGTTGACGGACAAGGCGGCCTTACGCAGTTCCAGCCCCATCAGGCGGCCAGCCTCACGGCTCTGGTTAACCTTTTGATTGATGTCGGTCATCACCGACTCAAATTCCATGGAACCTTCCACCGCCACGGTTAGCGGCGCAGCGATAGCCATGCCGGTCCCAATCGACGCCATGCCGCCCGCAGCGAGACCTGTGGCCGTCCCCTGCAATTTCGTGAATTTGCTCTGGGCGTCCGAAAAGCGCCGCGCGCGATCCGTCACTTGCTGGAGCCGCCGTTCCTGCTCCCGCAACTGACCTGTGGTGGCCGCCACCTCCGACCGCAACCGGCGCTCGCCCGCGACCAGATCCCGCGTGGATACGCCTGCAGCGGTCAGGCGGCCCCGTAATTCCTGCAGCCGGGTGGACTGCTGAGCATGCTGCGTCGAGAGGTTCGCGGATTCACGGCGCGCCCGCTCGAATTCCATGCGAAGTTTTTTTGTGGGATTTTCGGTCTGGGCCAGTTCCCGGCCCAAGCGCGAAGTCCGCGCCTGTGCCGCCGCCATCTTCCGTTCTGTTTCCGACAGCCCGGATTTAAGCTGACGGAAATCGCCGATCGACGCCTGCGCCGCTTCCAGATCCTTAAGCCGGTCGCGAGTGACTTTCAGCGTCTGGGCTAGGCGTCCGCTACCGGCGGCGGCTTCGCGCATCGGGCGGGTCAGCCGGTCCGCGCCTTCCATAAGCACGCGAATTCGGAGGTTTCTGTCAGACATCAGCGCTTCCCGCGTTTTCCGGTGCTTTCGGGGGGACGGGAGCGCTTTTCGGCCATGGCGCGCCAGCCCATCAGTTCAGAAAGGGACATTCCTTCCATGACGGAAGGCGGCCAGTGAAACACCACCGCCAGATCCGCCATAACTTCCTCTACCCGTTCGGGGAGAGCGCCGCTTTCGCGGCCTTCGGCAGCAAAAAATCCATAACCTCGCTGCCCATCTGAATAAGATCGGACGGATCGAGCGCCGCGACTTCCGGCTTGGTCAGCGGCGGAATCGTGATGCGGGGCAGAAGCGTTTCCAGCGAATTATAGTCCAGATTAAGCAGCTGGGAGAGCGCCACGCCCCGAAGCTCCGGGCCGTGGGGCTTACGAATATTGACGGTGCTGATGGTCTGTTCGCCACGGGTTACAGGCGTGTCGAGTTCGACGGGGCGCAGATCGACGTTATGCTCTTTGCTCATGATATTTCCTGTGGATCAAGGGAGGAAGGCGGCCCGACGATGTGCGCCGGGCCGTTGGCAATTAGAACATGCCGAGGGCGGCGCGCAGTTCGGCGGTGCGATCGACGCCGCCCACGATCTCAATCATATTGAGAAAGTCGATCTCGATTTCCGTCCGCCCGTTCCAGACCAGCTTGTAATAGGCCAGCGCCATGGTCGCCGCGAACTCGCCGGGTTCGCCGACTTCCTGATCGCCGGGATCGATCTCCGAATATCGCCCGCGAGTGATTACCTCGACCGTGTCGATCGCGCTGCTGTCGTCCTGCTGATATGCGCCCACGAAACGGATATAGACGCCGTCCACGGTGGGGACGCCCCATTGGCGCAGGACGTCGCGCACCGGGCCGCCGAAGGCCAGGCCGAGTTCCATGGCCTCCATGCCCATGTCCATCTGCAGCGGGCCATTCATGCCGCCGCCGCGATGTTCCTTCAGCTTGCGCTTGAGGGGCGGCAGCTTAACGGTCTTAACCTCGCCGCCATAGCCGTTGCCTTCGTTGAAAACATTCATGTTCTTGAGGGTGCGGGGCAATCCCATCGCAGGCTCCTATATGATCAGGGGATGAAAGGGGGCGGTGTCAGGCTTCGGTCAGCTGGCTCGCGAAGTCGGCGAAATAGGCATCCGTAATGCGCTGGTTGAAGCCGAGGTCTTCCAGCGGGGGCGGCACGGTATAGTCATAATCGATGCGCAGCTTGCCCGCCTTGAGGCTGTCCACGCTGTTGTTCGCTTCATCGAACCAGCAGTTGAACCCCAGGACGATGCCCTGCGCCTTCAACTGGCGACCGAAACCGTTGATCGTCTCGATGATGTCCTTTGCCAGCGCCGGGGTCAGGGGCTTGTCGATGGCCCACATCATGCCCTTGACGATGGTGTCGGTCAGCAGCTGGGCGACGCGCACGGTGCTTTCGAAAACGAAGGGGCTGTTCGCTTCCGCCGTGGTGCGGTTGCCCCAGAAGCGGAAGCCGCTGTCGGTGCGGATCAGTGCCGTGATTTCCTTGGCATTCAGCACGCCCGCGTCGCTCGCCTGATCTTCGATATCCCAATGGATATCCTTGGTCAGCCCGACCACGCCTTCCACCGCTACATTGGACAGCGTCTTGTGTGGCCCGGTCTGGGTATCGATCAGAGCGCGCAGCCCCATGGCGCGGGCGGCGGCAAAGCTGGTGATGTTGGTGCTGCTGGCCGTGTCCCAGCTCAGGAAATCGGGCATCAGCAGCATCAGCTCGCGGGCGCTGAAATTCGCCCGGTAGAGGATGGCGTCGGCCACCGTTTCGCCGATGGCGCGGGCATAGCCGAAGCCTCGCAGCTTTTTCGCGACGACGCCAAGCGCGGCGGTGATGGCCTGCGTTTCAAGACCGGGCGCGCCAAGGATCTTCGGCTTGACGCCCAACTGCCCCTCTGCGGCCAGCAACGCCTGCATGCCTGTCTTCTGCCCTCCGGCGGTGGTCGTGCCGATGACATTGCTGGCGGTTTCGGCGTCGTCATCGCCTTCCTCGACGCGCACCACGACGATGACGGGGCGGGTCTGGTCGGCGATGGCGCGCAGGGCGATGGCCAGCGTGCCGTCCACCCCCGCCTTGCCGATCGCGGCTTCAACATCCGTGATGAGCGCGGGGCGATTCAGGGGGAACGTGGTCGCATCGGCATCGGACGCAATCGCGACCAAGCCGATGATTGCGGTCGATACGGCGGTCAGGGTGCGAGCGCCCGTGGTGATTTCGGTAACGGTGATTCCATGCTTGAAAGCCATGACAAATCCTTTGTTCGGCGGGGCTAGAGAGACAGGGGCAGGACAAGGCGGGCGCGGGCGTTGACGGCGGCGCCGTCGGTCCGATCCGCGTCGATGGTGATGGTGGCGGCTCCGGGCCGGTCCCCGGCGGCCAGGCCGACGCGTCGCAAGCGGATGCGATCTTCGTTGCGCGAGAGGGCGACAGCCGACGCCGCGTAAATCCGCAGGATGTTTGCCGCCGTCATGGGCTGGTCGATCAGTTCGGGCAGCAGGGAACCATATTCCCGGCGACCAACGCGGCTGCCGACCGGGGTGGAGAGGATGTCCAGCACCGACTGGCGAATATGCTCGATACCATCGAGCGCAGCGCCCGTTGTGCGTGCCATGCCAGCCATCAGACCGGTGCCCCGGTCTGGGCCGCGCCTGCCTGTACGCCGCTATGCTTGTGGCCCTTGAGGCTCTTGCCGCCGCCGATGACGTCTTCCGACGCAGTGACCGTGCCTTCGACGTCGATATTGCCGGTCCACGACGTGCCGCCGGGGGCTTCGACCGTCATGGTCCCGCCAGCAGGCAGGGTGATGGCGAGGGCATGGGTGGCGTGGTTGTAGCTGAACGACGCGCCATCGGGCATGTCGATCTGAACGGCGTCGGGATCATTGGACGGGGGCGGGTTGGCATCGGAATAGAGGCCGACCACGACCAGCCCATTATCCAGATCGCCTTCGGGGGCGAGGACGACGCACTGTTCCCCGATGGAAGGCGGCGACCAGATACGCGCCGCGCCTGCGCGCTGGGCCACCCATGGCAATTCGCCTGTGGTCAGGTCGCCCAGCGTGACGGTGCAGGTCGCGTTGGCATGGTCGACGGACGCGATGACGCCATATTGGATCGCCTCGCCGACCTGCTGCTCTAAATCTTGGGTCTTTGCCATGCGCGGACCATGGCGCGGGCGATGCGCGGTTGCGCGTCCCTGCATTTGGACAGGCTGCTATCCAAATGCAGGGCGTTGCCGTTACGGCTATGTCACACGGCGAACGTCAAAACGGGGTGGATGACGGAATGTCGGCTTCCGGATCGCCAGCCCGCATAAGCGGACGCCTACCAGATACGCAAATCTCCGATTTTTAACGGTCTTGACGATTTGTTTCGTTGCCGATGAAGCCCAACGGATAACCAGAAACCTCAGCGGCGTTGGTAAGGCACCAGAGTGTTTCTTCATCCAGCGCGCCAGAAGCCATTATGCTGGGTTTGAA